AGGGTTAGTACCATGTGCTGACTCTGGTATCAGACATACATTACGTTTAAAATCTGCTCTTGATTCATGGTAGTCTCTGATTGCCAATAGACCTGCATACTCACCCTGTGCACCAGAGTTAGGTTGGAAAGTCATAGAATGGAAACCAGTAATATCACATAACCATTCTGATAAGTCTTTAATTATTCTATCATATCCAAGGATCTGACCCATGGGTGTATGAGGATGTACGTTACCAAACTCTTCCCATGATACAGGAGTAAGTTCTGCTGCAGAATTTAACTTCATAGTACAACTTCCGAGTGGCATCATACCATGTACTAATGAGAAATCTTTATTCTCTAACTCACGAATATATCTCATCAAGTTAGTCTCACTTCTATACTTGTGAAAGACTTCTTGTTGTAACCATGGTTTAGTTCTTAAGGGTATATTAGTCCATGATTCATCAACACAACTATCCCATACACTTATGATTGTAGATTGATTAGATTCAAATATAACTTGACTATTGATGATAGTATAAAGAGTATCGAATGTAGTTGTTTCATCAATTGATAATGTAATCCAACCATTTTTGATAGTCACATTGTATCCATCAACCATCTTGATTGACTTGAATCTAACTGTATCAAATCCTTCACTATCATCTACAGTAACACCACACCATTTAAGTGCACGAACTAGAGTTTGACGTAGTAACCATATCCTTCTTGCTATTTTTTCTAGTCCCTCTGGTCCATGATAGATTGCATAGAACGCAGACATGTTTGCTAGTAGTGCCTGTGCTGTACATATATTACTCGTTGCTTTATCTCTACGAATGTGCTGCTCTCTTGTCTGCAATGCTAATCTTAATGCAGGATTACCTTCACTATCTTTAGATTGACCTACAATTCTACCTGGAATCTTTCTTTTATATTTGTCTGCTGTTGCAAAGAATGCAGCATGTGGTCCACCAAATCCCATAGGTATACCAAACCTCTGCATACTACCAACTGCTATATCAAATCCCATCTCTCCTACAGGTTTCATCAACACCTGTGCCATAGGATCTACAACTGCAATCTTGACAACATTATGCACTTCACATACTCTTATTATTCCACTAGGTTCTTTGATCTTACCTTCACTATTTGGCATCTGTATCAGAAAACCAAAGGCATCCTCAAACTCTGCTAATGGTATAGGTGCATCCAAATCTACAGTTACTATACTGATACCTAATGGTTCTGCTCTTGTCTGTAAAACTTGAAGTGTAGAAAATAATATTCTACTGTCTACTAAAAATGTATTTCTTTTAGATGAGTTATATGCTAACGTCATAGCTTCTGCTGCTGCAGTGCCTTCATCTAATAGAGATGCATTTGCTATTGGTAATCCAGTCAACTCTGTCACTAGAGTCTGGAAATTAAATAATGATTCTAATCTTCCCTGAGATATCTCTGCCTGATATGGTGTATAAGATGTATACCATGCAGGATTTTCTAACACATTTCTTTTGATAACAGATGGTGTTACCGTATTATAGTAACCCTGTCCTATAAGACATGGTTTAGGTTTGTTTGCTTGAGCAATATTCTTTAGTTCATTTAATGCTTTGTACTCATCACAACCTTTTGGTAAGGTTGTCTTCTCTCTATACAAGATTGAATCTGGTACAATTTTTCTAACAAGTTCATCTAGATTAGTGAGACCTAAATCTTCGAGCATTTTCTTTTGCTCTTCTTCTGAAGGTCCAATATGACGCTGTGAAAACATCTATTCTCCCAAGGAATGTATGATTGGTTTTTCTGACCTTAATATATTATATAACTCCTTATTTTCAGCAGTAGATACAGGGTAAAACTCAGCACTAGGATCAAACCCATCGTATCTATGTGCTTGATTGATTACGATAGATCCGTTCTCTCCTGATGTAGATCTATGAAATGTACCACGAGGTAGAAACAGTGCACCACTCTGTCTATTAAGGTGTACTATATGATATGGACACTTCCAATCATAGTTTACTATCTCAAATATCCTTTCACCTGATACCACTCTATTATAATCATCTTGAAATCCATGAATATAAAATTGTTTTGCACCAACTATATCATTTGGTGGTGATATTGCAGGACCTTCATGAACAACTAGGTCTGCTGCATTACACTCTTCTACAGATATATCATAGAAAACAACATCGTCTGTCTCACGAAACACACGATGCTTTCTAAAAATTACACTACTCATTTTTTAAATACTCCCACCTTTGACAAGACGTAGAGTGCTAAGATTGTCCAAAAGACAACCTCTAATCCAATGTTGTTCATACCCAGTTTGGTTTGCGATCAGGTTTTCTTAGGTAGTTATTTTTTACCCAAGGTTTTGCTGCTATGTATCTCTTGTATGCAGTAAAAGTATCGATATTGTTATCGAATTTAAACTCAGGATACATTGCTCTAGTAAATGTTTTTGGTCTTTCCAAAGTGAATGGAATAAGATGACCTGCTTCTAGTATAGTCTCTTCGCAACTATGGGTTTTACCATAACGATGAGTATACTCTTCACACAATGCCATACCATGAGCAACCAACCACCAAGCATTGATGTTTGATTCATTTGCCCATGCGGTACAAGGATGATTACGAAATGCACCCTTCTCAGTTTTGTATGGTTGACCATCAGTACGATGGATTTTACCATATCCATGACCCCATTTGTCAGAGCATACAATAGATAACATTTGACATGTTTCTAGTGGCATCTTGACGACATGCCTGTCTGGTAAAGACTGAGCAGATAATGTTGGGGATGGATCTGTAACAAAGATATTCATGATTTAAGTATAACACATATTTTTACGCAGGGCAACTAGGAGGTGGAGGTAACTTAGGAAATCTTAATCTCTTCTTCCATCTTTCTATAAAATCTTTTATCTTCTTATCCATTATTCTTCTATCTCAAAAAACCATTTGATAGATTTGATGTAATCAAATGTACAACCAATATCTTTATCACAATTTACATCATACTTTCTGTCACACAAAAACTTTCTTAGTTCATAGACAGAATCAAATCTGCCTTGATGTCTTTCCTGTTGGTCGTACAAGTGATACTTCATGGTTCTTGAAATTTGGGCATACCTGCAAGTGGACTATACCATCCTGTTAGTATATATTTATTTCCTAACATAGGAGGATTCCCACGATGCTGATGTGTCCAAGACCCAGGCCACAACAACGCAGTATTCCTAGTGGGTTTGAACTTCTTTTGTTGATAAAGAAATTCAGTTTCTCCTCCTTCTTCCACCGTGTTGAGATAAATCATCCATGCTATCGCTTTCGATGAGTTCGTCCATGAAGCATTCTCACAATGCCATGAATGATATCCTTCCATGGGGGAAGTTTTTTGTAGGATGGTATTTCCACTCGTCCACTCAGTATTATATTTCAAACATGGATATTTGTCAAGGTAATCTTTTAAAGTTCTATTAAGTAACGATTGATTAATTTCTGATGCTAGTTCTGGCCAGAAAACTTCTAGAGATAACTGCTTATCTTTTACAATACTATCTGATCTAGAACTATATGATATGTTCTGATCTACAACAGAAGTCAACTTACCTATTACCTCCTCAGGTAATACGTTATCATAACGAACTATAAAGTTCATTTCTTTTGTTTTTTTATGTACTCTTCTCTACCATCTTTAGTAAACACTTTCTTTTCATAATCAAAGTAAGGATGTGGTGCAGCACTTACAACAGGACTCTTAGACTTATTCTTGATAACAATAAATCTATCAGCAGCAAATGTCCCTGCTATTTGTACTTCGTACTCATCATCTTTCTTCCAGTTGACACTTCCATCTTTCTTTGTATGTGCCATGAGTTCGTTGATTCTGTCAATCATATCTGGTGTGAGTTGCATTGTGTTATCTGCACTCAATACATTTTCTTCTGGATCTAGTTTACCAATCATACGTCTCCTTGTTTACGATTTTCAGAATAGTGTACATCAAATTCTCCATCTGGATATCTATCTTTCAACTTCTCTACATTCATTTCAATGATCTCTTCTGGTGATACATCTAATGCTATACATGCCTGTATAAAGTACCACATGATATCACCTAGTTCACGTTTCATATGAAATAGATTCTCTTGACTGACTGGTTTACCTTGGAATAGTATCTTCTTTACTATCTCAGTGAACTCACCTGACTCAGCAGATAGTCCTAGTGCAGCAGTCAGTGCTCTGTGTGTTTGAAAATCTTTAGAGTATAAGTCTCTTAGACGATCTTGGAAATGACCACCGTACTTACTTTCTTCTGATGTTACAGCGTTAACAAACTTTGTATACTTGTTAAAATCAATCATATTTAAGTTCTTGGAAATTTTTCTTAGCGGTAAACTTTGCTGCAATGTCTAGTTCTACTTGACCAGAATCAACAATGTCTGTTTGAGCAGACTCTTCAACATCATACAACCTCATCTTCGCTCTGTCAATACCTACGCAGAATCTTTTATTCATTGTAGGATCGTTGTATCTATTCTTAAGTTGTTTAACCATGATCTGATTCATCTCCTCCAGTTCCTCCGTACTAATGAGAGCGAACATAAGATCAGCAGTGGCAGGGAGACCAAAGGATTCTGACGTATCAGTAAGGTCAACGTCACTACTACCAAAACCAGAACGAGTCGTCTGAGTTGCGGAGACGATAGGTACATTAGTTTCAACTGCAAGACCACGGAGTTCTTCAGCAATCGCTTTAACATAGGTATACGAGTTTACTATAGATCCTTTGTACCTACTAGAGGCACAGATATTTAGATAATCAATGAAGATTATATGAGGTTTAATACTCCTCTTTAGTGCTAGATCGTTGATCAAAGACTTAAAATGTCCAACATGAGCAGAAGCAGTAGGATATTCTTTGATGATTAACTTACCTTGTGTCTTCTTACCAAGAGTAGCAATCTTCTTTTGGAACATTGTTTTTGGTAAATCAGATAATTTTTGAATAGGAATATTCAAAAGGTTGGAGTCAATTCTTTCTGCAATCTTTTCTTCTGCCATTTCAAGAGTAATGTATAAAACATTCTTACCTTGTAATAAACAAGAAGAGGCAACGTGACACATGAATAGAGACTTACCAACACCAGTACCTGCAAGAGCAACATTAAGAGTCTTATTAGGTAATCCACCTTTTGTAATCTTGTTAAAGAAGTCGAGATCAAATGGGATCTTATCTTCTTTACGTTGGTAGAAGTCAAATCTCTCAGTAGCATTGTCTAGGTAATCGTGTCCAACACTTTGATTAAACGAGACACCAAGTGCCTCAGATAAAATTGTGGGGATAGAACCTTTGTCACGTTTGGTATCTTGACCGTCAGCAATCTTGACACTCTCCATAAGAGATAGGTAGATCGCACGCTCTTGACACCACTTTTCTGTAGTATCAACGATCCAATCGTAGTCTGAGGAATCATCGGAAAGGACATTTAAAATCTCCAGTATAAGTTTGAACTGATCTTCAGTAAGGTCAACTCTCTCTTGGCATTCTATTGAAAGAGCATTAAGAGATGGTAGAGCATCATACTGACTAATGTACTCATGGATCTCTAGAAAGATAATCTTATGAGATTTGTCAGTAAAGTATTCTACCTTTAAGAACGGAAGAACCTTACGAGCATATCTCTCATTATAGACGAGATTAGATAAAATCGTGAGTTCTAGGTTCATAGGTAATGTAAATAGGTTCCCAAAATATACTTGTCATTAGATACAGGAGGTAATCCTGCATGCCTATACATCCAAGTAGGAGGGAATATTAATATTCTACCACGTTTAGGTGAAACTGACAACTGTAAAGGTGGAAAAGATGTTTCTCCTCCTTCTGCTACATCATTCAGATATAAAAATATTACAAGAAATCTACGAGCACTATTGTAATCATATACATCTACATGTTCTTTAAATTGATCATAGTTATTTGGTTTGTACCATTTCAAACGGAACTCTTCAAAACAATATTTTCCAGGAAAATCCACTCCCAACTTTAGATCATCCATGTATAACTCAGTAGCATCTACAAAATGCTGTTCAAGTTTCTTATGAATATCTACCCATAGAGGATCTTTAAGTTGCAGTCTTTGTGTTAAATTTAGTTGCGTGAATGTAGGTCTGAACTCTCTATCAATATACTGGAGGTCGGACTTTCCATACGCTTCAAGTATCCCCTGACAAAAATCGTCAGGCACCATTGCATCATACGTCTTAACATAATCTACTAAGTTAGTTGCCATATCTAAACTCTTTTGCTGCTGCCTCATCTAACTTTTTCATTACTTCTTCTGTGAAGTATTTGTCAGGATCCTTGAGCATAGCAGAAGGGTAGACGCTAGACTCCCCAACAACAATACGGTTTCCCTTACGCTCGAAAACTCCATGTTTCTCACCCAACTCCAGTAATCCGTAGTATCGATCAAGACCACGATCATAGTATAATCTAGTTTCAACTGTACTATTCTCCTTCGTTAAACGTGACTTCGCATTTTTACATTTGATAATGTTACCAACTACTTCTTTCCCATCCTTCTCTTTCTTCTTAGAAAGATAGATGATACTTGATGCTGCATATTTTAAACCACTACCACCGCCCATTTCTTTTGTAGGAATATAGGCACCTACTACATCATATGTATGATTAGTGACAAGTAAAGGTACGTTTGCTTTACCTAATTTTAATGTCAATACTCTAAAAATAGACTTAACAACTTGTGCTCTTGTCATGTCTCTAGTTTCTTTACCTGCTTCAGAGTCTTCCACTTCTTTAGATGTTGATAGCATACCTAATGAATCAAGAACAAACATCATAGGTTTCTGATCTTTCATTGTCAGATACTTATCTAAGATCTTTATTGATTGTAGACGAAACTCTTGTACTGTAGTTACAGGTACAATCAACATACGTTGAGAATCAATACCTCTATCCTCAATCATCTGCTTTGATATAGCAGACTCAGACTCAAAATATATTACCCCTGCGTCTGGGTTAGACTCAAGAAAATGTTGAACAATGCCAAGGCAAAAGAAAGTTTTACCAGTGCTAGACTCACCTGCGATAGCAGTGATCTTATTCCCTGGTACACCCCCATAGATACTTCCAGAGCAGAGAGCATTAAAGATATAACTACCAGTGTCAATGTAACCGCTAGTATCTCCTGCTGAAATACCGTCGGATACAAGACTAGCATACTCATTGCCAATTTCACTCGCAACATCCTTTAAAAAATTCACTCATTTACCTCCGTAAGTTTAGTAATAAAATTAGTACGTTTCATGGCACGTTCAAACCATTTTGCTTCTGACTCATCGTCAAAGACTTGCTCTCTTTTGTCTGGTATACCAAATGCTTTTTGATACTCAACAACATATTTCATGTAAATAAAAACTCCAATGATGCTACTTTTTCGGGTTGCCAACCAATCGTATCAAGTATAACTTTTATAGGATCTAAGAAAGTTTTTGTGAACTGTAAGTCATAGTCAATGTGTTTGTTAAGTTCAAACTCTTTAGGGAAAGTGTTCAGATAACTGATAACATTTTCACTCATCCTGTTTGGTGTCTTAAGATAAACAAACTTGACCTTTTCACCATCCTGTATTAGAGGATACTTGTGTGTTAGTTTATGCTTCTTGTTATAGAAGTTGTATAATAGAGCACCTCTAACATGTATCGGTGTTCCTTTACTATAGATTGTTGTCGGGTTCGCCCACTTATTTATCCCATTGCACCCACGAGGGAATGAGATATCTTCAACAGGTAACGATGAGAACTGGTTCTTGAATTTTTTAATGAATGCCTGTGCTTCTTTCTCATCTTTGTTGACAATAACCTCAAGACATTCACGAATAGCATTACGACATGCCATAGGTGTAGATGACTTAACTGCCTCTAGACCCATGATCTTTAGTTTAGGTTCCTCGTATTTTACACCTTCACTGTCCCATACGTTTAGAATATATCTTTTCTTTGCTGTCCATATACCTGATGAAGCGATGTTCTCTCGCTTCATTACCATTTTTTGTTCGTATGCGTTGACGTACCCTGCCAGTTCTTCGTAAGAACGCGAAATAAAAGGTTCGAGTTCCACTTGACAGATCTTATCAAGGAACCTGACAACGCTTTCATCAGTTTTCTCTCTTCCCTTGTATACACCTTCGACCAAAGGACCGAGGTTAAGATAAATGGAATCGGTATCAGCAGCAATAACATAATCAGTCTCCTTTGTTTTTAGCGTCTTGTTTAAGAACGCATTCATTTTGTTCTCTATCCATCTGATTGAGACTTGTCCTGAGAGTGTGATCGCTTCAGCGTTCGTAAGATTGTAATACCTGAAGTATTGGTTCCCGATAGCACCGTAGGCAGAGTTAAGTTGAATCTTTCTTGCCATTTGGATGTTGTTGAACTTTGAGATGTCTCTTTTGAGTTGTTCGGTTGGTTGCTTTTCATACTTCTGTTTTGAAACTAACATCTTCTTCTTGTAGATGGTGCGTTCATCATAGATTGTCTGCATCATCTCAGGCAAGAACCCATGTATATCCTTACGATACTGAGCACCGTTAGCACATACTGTTTTGTCCTTATTTATTTCGATCTGTTTCTCAAGTATTCTATCAACAGTTGCTTTTGGGTGTCTCTTTTCACTGAGTGTCTCTGGGGATATATTATACTGCATGATGAGGTGGGGATATAGACTGTTAAGGTCAAAACTAACAACCCAATCATACTTACCTGGAATCGGTTCTTTAACATAAGCACCTGCATACTTCTCATCCTTTTTGATACCACCTCTACGAGGGGGTGGTACAATATTTTTGTCAGCAAGATAGTTGAAGATCATTGTATCCCACATTCTTACCTGTGAATACACATCTTCAAAATTTGCTTTGGCATCATATGCCATTGTGATTGCTAGTTCTAGCAATTTCATCTTGTCTTCAAGACGGTCAATCAACTCAACGTCTTGAATGTTGTACTCCATAAACTTCTGCCAATCCTTCGTATAGAAGTCTTTGAAGTTTTCATACTCACTATGGTCAACCTTTCTCTGTCCTAACTCGACAAAAGCAATATGGTCTAAACGATATGACTCTTGGTTACTATAAGTAAACTTACGATAAAGATCGAGATAGTCAAGGATATTGATCCCACTAAGGTCATAAGCATAGTTCTTCCTTCCTTGGACATAAACCTCCCTTTCATTTGCCCTGTTCCATGGGGATAGACTCTTCATCCATTTTTCCCCCAACACTCTATTTACACGACGAGCAATGTACGGAACGTCGTAAAGGTTGACATTCCACCCTGTAAGTATGTCAGGAGTGTTCTGTGCCCACCATTTTAAGAAGTCTTCTAGTAGTTCATTCTCTGTCCAAAAGATTCTTGCTTCTACATTATCAGGTGCGTCCCACTCTCTAGTTGCCCAACTTATATACTTCTTAGTCACCATATCTTTGATGGAGATAGAAAGCATTTCTTCTGCTGCTTCTTCTACATTCGGGAATCCGTTCTCGCATTGCACCTCAATATCAAGTGCATAGATTTTCATCTGGTCAATTCGATAGTCAACCTCATTTGGATACTCTCTACGAATATACTGATAGACAAATCTTTCATAACCATGGACTTCAAAGTTCTCAACCTGATTATAGGTTTTGATAAACTCTCTTGCTTCCCTTGCAGTTTGAAACTGTATAGGTGCTACTGGACGACCATCAAGAGTTGAACATACTTCTTTACGATTCTTTGAAAGAACATATAAAGATGGAGAGAAGTTAGCACGATATTGTACTGGTTCGCCATCTTCATATCCTCTATACAGGATTGTATCTCCTGCAAGTTGAATGTTCGTATAGAATGAACTCATTATAATTTGTTGTAGATCTCTACAAATTTTGCACTGGGTTCTAGTATAGTAAAGATTGCTTCACTTGTCAAGAACAAATCACGTTGTGATGAATATGGAGGGAAAGGAACTAACTCGTCCTCACCTCTTATCTCATAACAGTTCTCTATTAGTATCGATGGTTCCTCGTCCATCTCCGTTATCTTTCCCAACAGGAACTCGTTGCGCTCCTTGAGGAGGATCAAACGAAGCTCCTGTTGCATCATTTCCTCTTCCACTTTCTGCCTCCATAATTTTAGTGTACTTTGCTTCTACCTCAGGGTAGGTTTCGTATGCACTGATAACCTCTTCAAGTTTCAGCATAATGCTACGATCTTTTGCTAGTGGTGCCCAAGGTTCAAAACGAATCTCTGGGTTACTGTTCTTAGTTATAACTTCACCAGAATCATTCTCAGATAATAACTGAGGTTCTGGAGCATTCTCTAACCATACGCTATAAGGATAACGTAGTTGGAAAGCGACTACATCTTTTGGTTTTTCTTTTGTCGTAACTTCAAACAAGTCAGCGATGATATCTTCACCGTTTCTAGTTCTTACGATTCTTATACTCATATGTTGAATAGGAACTCTTCTATTATACCATAAAAAAGGAGGGTGTCAAGCACTCTCTACCAATCATCATCTGTCAACGTTGGTGCAGGACAAGGTGGTGCTGTTTTGTGATAGGTGATGTGTAATACCTCTATGAACACAAGAGAACACACTAATATCATGTTGATTTGAAACAACGGATGCTTGAGTAAATTCATTACAGAAAAAAGACCCCTACTATGTAGAGGTCTGAATAAGTTCCTGTTAACCTATGTCATAGACTCGTCTTTTCTGATGTTCTGGGATTACCTTTTGTAACTCTATTGTTAGCATTCCATTAACAAAGGTTACTTCTCCAATCTCTACATCATCTGATAGGTTGAATCCTCTAGCAAAAGATCTTGCTGCTACACCTTGGTGTACATATTCAGTGGTGTCTGCCTTCTCTTGATCCTTAGATTTAATCAGTATCACATTCTGTTCAGTTGATACTTCTATGTCATCCTTAGACCATCCTGCTAGTGCTAGTTCCAGTCTCCATTTCTCTGAGGACTCTTTGACAATATTATATGGAGGGTATTGTCCTTTTGGTGTTCCTGTACCATATGCATGGAATCTGTCGAATAGATCGTCATATCCAATACTGTATCTGTTTGCTGCGTTAAAAATTGCATCGACATCCTTAGATGTCCAACGTGTTAGGTTAGTCATAGTTCTCCTTTAATAAGCGAGTGTTTAGTTTTTGTCCCCGAAGGCGACACTACTATTTAACCATGTATTCCAGACTAGGTATATGTAACATGCCGAACATAAATGTAGAGAATGCAGAACATATATAGATGTATATCATAGTGTGTATAACATGAAAAAATTATTCGCCATATTATTATTAGCAGGAGTGAGTTCCCCTGCTATGGCTAACTTATCGATAAGACATCAATCAAGTTTACAGCATACCGTGGACTCTCAGATGGCAACATATTCAAGAATAGGTAACTCATACTCTATATCTGGAACTAACGTAACGACAGAACATACAGCAGCAGGTGCATCAAGTGCAACAACTGGTGGATTAGGTGTCAACACTTACAGTGGAACAACTGGTGTTGGAACAGTCGGTACAGTCGCAGGAACTCAAGGAACAACCAATGGAACTGGATCATTCGCCTTTGCTCAGTCATGGACACAAGGTGACATAGGTGGAACAGGATCTGAATACCTAGACTTCGGTAGTGTTTCAGTAACGAATGCAGGAACTCAAAACACTTCTGCTAATGCACCAGGTACTATAACTAGTGCTCATGCGATTACTCTAACAGGTACAGGTAACATAGGTACAAACACAACAGGTCAGTTCGTAACAGAGGTTACTGCGTTTTAATTAGGTTGAAAGATGACTTTGGTGAACCGTATACATATAATAACCAAGAAGATATCTGTACTAGGTGCGGCTATTGCTATGACAAGTGCTGTACCTGCACTAGCGGTCCCCGTGGTGCCAAATTTCCAACAGGGATCCATGACGTCTCACACGGAAACGACTTCCACAGTGACAGAGACAATTTCTTCGATGGACTACAACACAGGGTATCAATTTTCTGTAACAGGCTCAGGAGTTACCGCTTCTGGTAACCTCTCACCGAGTACTACTGATACCAACGTTACTATTAATGGAGTGACTTCGACATGGACTGGAGTAGGGACAAAACCCACCTTCACACAAACAACACCAGGAGCAGCGTTTCAGTTCAGCGAGACGTATCAAGCCCCAGGTCTTTCAAATCACACGATAATAAATCGGACAACAAACGTTACTTCGGTAACCGATACAACCTCAATTTTCAGTCAATAAAACAGTTATGTCTATTATTTGCAGCAAGTGTAAGTGTAATCCCTGTACATGCATCAGATGTAGGAGGTGTGAGTGCAACCGCTAGTCCCATCGCGAATAGTAGTGGCTCAGTTACCAATCAGGCAATACAAGTTTTACAAGGTCCATATATAACAAACACATACGGTGGTGGTATACAGTGTCAGGGTGCTACACTCAACATTACGCCATACGCCACAGGAACAGCATCAGCACAAAAACCATGGGAAGACTATTGGGATTCGCCAGTGTACAACATGATTGATGCTGACGATGATGGTGTACCAGATAATCCAGGGCAGATATTATATTACACTCCAAACCGTACAGGACAAAAAGATAACTATAACCTAAGTCTAGGTGTCAGTGCTACATGGTCTAAACCACTAGACAAAAAAGCACAAGAGCAGTGTAAGCAAGCAGTAGAAACACAGATAAAATTACAAGAACAAACGATTGCAAATAAAAGATTAGATTTTGAGATCGCGAGATTAAAGAACTGTGGAACTTTACTCAAAGAGGGTATATCATTCCATCCAAAATCTCCTTACTATGCTATATGTGCTGACGTAGTAGTTAAAGGTAAGAATGCTATAACTCCTCACAATCATGAGATTTCATCTAAGGTTTCTTTGAAGAATGTTTCGACATCTTCTCAAAGTTTAAAGGACTTAAACCTTTCTGTTGGCGTAATCGATTAGTCGCTATCTCTTTACGAGATGGTTTATATGGTTTTTTTCCTAACTTCTTTTGTATGAAAGAGGTTAGTTTTTTTATGACTGGTTTTATAACTCTCAATAATAATGGTGTGGCAGCAGCACCTGCAGTTGCGAGGACTGCTATTGCCACTGTAGTTGTGGACTGATTTACAGAGGGTAGAAATTTTTCAGCAGGTGTAGTGGGTTCATACAATGTCACACAGATCTTACCATCTTGACTCAGTTCATGACCTATAACTTTCTCATCACCTGCCTGTGTTAAGTCACCAACTCTTAAGTTGGCAGGACCTGGGCAAGGTACTTCTCCTCCAAGATCACCAGTAGGGGGAACCTCAGGTGGGTCAACTTCTGGTGGTGGTGCTACAGGTGGTATTTCTTCTTCTCTCGTAATGATTAAATTCTCTGGAGTATAATCCATAGCATCGTAAGTTGGATATCCTGCATCACAAAACACCAAGACACCATCAGGATCATCTTTCTCTAGTTCTTTATTTTTCATTATACTATTACTGTTCTGCTCATGTGCTTCTACACACCCAGGCATATCAATAATAGGCACACCAATCATATCAGGACTTGTTACAGGTCCATAGATAGGTATTGCTTGAATAGGTTGATCGGTCAGTACAGGATGTGGTAACCAAATCTGTGTAGTTCCGATAGTTTGTACTTGACCAACACCTATATTAGGTATCGACATTTAACAATCCTTACTCATTCCCTCTGCCATATTACCACCTATCTCTGCACCTTGGTTACCACCGAACATTGCTACCCATCCTGCTGCTACCCATCCTACGAATGGTATACCACTAAGAGCAGGTGCTGCTGCTGCGCCAACGCTAGTTCCAACAACTCTTCCAGTTCCTTCTCCTGACCCTACTGCTTTTATACATGCAATTCTTTCAGCACTTATTGCTGCTGCTTGTTCTTGGGTCAACCCAGGTGGTGAATCTATCCACGATCTTTGATTAGATACAGGACCTCCTTGGTTGGTCTTACCATCCATGAAGTATTCTTCAGCAACTTTAGTTGTGTTGTTTGATAGTCCTAAGAAACCTGCCTTAGTCTTAATATCTTTAGTAAGGTATGCAGTCTTGGGATCGTTTCCTTTATAACTGATCTTATATCCTTCTTTGCTTGCCTGTACAACATATGACGTATAGTCACCTACAGGAATATCAATCTTAGGTAAACTGTTACGATTATTCGTAGCAATCAATCCAATCAATCCAATATGCGTTACACCTAGAACTGCTCCTAGACTTAACGAAAACCATTTATTCATGATGTCCTCCTAGAAAGGTAGAGCAGGTCCTGTAAGATCTGGCATTGCTTCACCAACTATGTTGGGAACTGCAGAGGTTACAGACTCTAATGCTTTTGATTTAATGTCATCTAAGATGGCATCCTTTTGTGTATATAGATATACGCCACCGCCAACAACGGTAAGAGATACAACGCTAGACGCAATAGCAAGTACATTGATAATTTTTTGCATGATGTTTACTTTGAATCAGGAACAATTTTAACAGGACCTTGTTCGATCCTTATAGTTTGAGCAGGTGCAGTTTCTGATGCTTTAGCAATAAGAAACTCCATATCCTTTTTAGATATGTTAGCACTTCCATCAGCACCATTCTTCTTCTTACCTCCTGCGGAGACACCGAAGGTAGCTACGACTCCTGTGAAGACCGAAGCTATGAAAGTTGGATCCATATCCTGTTTAGGAATTTTTAGTGCAGGTGGTAAATCAACATACGCTAATGTTAAAATTCCACCAGACCAGACCAAGATTCCTAGTCGCACGAAAGTCGAGAGGATAGCAAGTTGCTCCTCCTTATCCTCTGCTGCTTCTTTAATCTTTCCGATAATACCTTTTGGTTTATCTTCTTTCTTTGGTTCTGCCATAATAATTTCTATTCTGCACTATTATCTATAACATATATATTTCCGCTTATTGAGATGCGTGTATTTTCTGTAGTATAAAAGGGATTGACTCCATGATTGAGTCTTGCAGGGAAGAATGCTATCTTCCATTCCCAAGTTTTATCTATGTAAAGGTATTCTGTATCTAATCCACCTAGTGCTGTATTATACTGGAACATGAATGCTGCTGTCTCATTTCCATTAGTTACATATTGTTCTTGTTCTTTCTTTATATCATATGGTATCTGTACCCAGATTACAAATGAGAATAAACCACTGTGTATATGTAAAGGATTGAAATCGTATCTCTTTTGATAGTTTACCCATAGTCTCTTTAATTTAAAGTCACACTCATCTATATTCCTCATTGTCTCTGCTACACCCATAGAAGGTTGGAAACCAAACTGCTTGATGTATTCGTATGAAAGACAACGAGTGAATGCACTAATCTCTTTAGTAAGAGGCAAAGACCACTCTTCTTGTATATGACCTCTCAGAGTCGTCCTAGCGTCCGTCTCAGGGGTCTTTTCTAATGAGTCCATACTTTGTCGTAGTTCTGCTACGATTGGAGAAGGGACTTCTGCTAATAGATAACCAGGAGATTTTAACCACTGAATGTGGTAGTTAAAGTCGTTCATTCTGTAGGGGTGCGTTTCTTTCCTATGTTGTATTTGGATTCAAGAGTCCACTCACCCTTCTCTTTATATGCTATAACTTTGATTTGACTTAAAGGTGCTACGTCTTTTATTTCTGTTTCTTTTACAATCTCTACGAGACCCCAATCAGATAGTAGTTTGATGATTCTATTTCTTCTTTGTATATCGTTGTCTGATAAGTTTGCTTTCTTTCCGTCTAATGCAAATAGTTCTTTAAAGTGTACAATGTAGTATTGTCCTTTCTTATGGAGGATGTGACATGACTGATATAGTTTTCTCTCCTTACGAGATGCTACTCCTATCCTAGTAAGTGTTTCACGAACTTTCAAAAAATCATCAGGTTCTTTGAGGTTCACTTCAATCATATTATCTTTAGTCCATTCAACTTCGTTCATAATCTCTTACCCCCTTTGTTCAGTTTGGATTTAATGTAGTCTAATTGTGTAGGAGATAGGATTCGTAATACTTGCTTTGCCTTTTCATTACTATAACCATAGTATTGTTTGACAACATCAAGATCTTTCACCTTATCCTGCTTGCCCCAAGGAGAGAATCTCTTTCTTGGTCTGACTATATGTATATAAAAATCATACTGTAAACGCTTATCTATTTCTGGGTGCATATTCATCTCATTAGCATACAAAATAGTATCCATATGGTGTGACATACACTTGTTAATTATGTAAGCAGGGTAGTTCTTTTCCCATCCAGGGTCATCTGTATCTAGTCTATTCTTTTTGTCAAGGTTGATAGAGTTGAGATAATCCTTTAGAGGATACCGATCATCATAAGGCATAATTTAATAGGAGAAGTTCTTTACGGTTTTCTTGGTCTTTATTATATTCACCAACTGATCTCATTGTATATGTGTGATCGTATTCTTGTGCTTGCCAATCTTTAAATCTTTCTTTAATCAATCTATCTGAGTTATATGATACCATCTGATCACAATCACACGCTGCACACTTACGATAGAATCTATCATGATCAAACCCTTTATGCATATCTCCTTTGTGTCCATAAAGATTATCTTTAATGGCATAAGGAGGATCCAAGTATATAAATGCATAAGGATCGTCAGTCATACACTTTTCAAATGGTAAGTTTGTGATGTGCCACTTCTTAATCAAGGAACTATAGTAAGGTAGATTATCTATACCTGTGATCGAGAAGTTTTGATCTGATGCCATTTTACTGAACGATGAGTTCTCAGTCAACCCACTAAAAGAACATTTATTTACAATGTAAAAGGAGACTGCCTTATGGAATGGTTCAGTAGTCCATTCATTTTTCTGTAGGTATTCTTTTGCTTCAATAAAAAGATTCCTAGCAGATGATGGATCTGGATGTCTTTGCTTAAGTTGTAATAGTTCGTCTCTTAATTTTTCTCCTGATAACTGAAGTTGTTTCCAGAAAGTATATAATGGTTCATACAAATCATTCACCCATACATCCAAGGTAGGATGTTGTAAAGTGATATAGATTGCTACAGAACCTCCACCTAAAAAGGGTTCACGATATTCTGTATATGCATCAAGATCAGGGAAAAACTGTGCTATCTTTTTAATAGCACGAGACTTACCACCAGGATATCTTAGAGGTGTCTTAAGAAATGCCATTAGTATTGAGGGTATACCTCAGGTGTAGGAATAGGCATGTAGTATCCTTTATCACCACTTCTAGGTTTTATTGGTTCTTGCAACATGTCAATGGTTTCCTCAAACCATCTGTTCATTGATCTTGCCATAAACCTATAAGACGATCCAACATATAGTTGACCACCTACAACAGCACCTGCCATAGCACCCCAGAACCAATAGTAGAATCTGGACTTCATTTGTGCTCTGATCTTCTCACGTTTTCTCATAAGTTTGTTAGTCATCATGATCATCCCAAGGATCTGTTAAATCCTCATTATTAAAGAATGCTCTAGTAGCACCATAGATTGTCAAGATTATAAATGCACCTGCTACGATTGCAACAAACTGTCCTGTTTGATTTAAACCTGCAAAGTCACCATGAGGTACTATAGTTTCATAACACCTTGCTATTTTTTCTGGATCATTCCAAGTCCCAGGCAATGTGTATACTGGTGGACATGATAGGAAAAGATTCATTTAAAGTTACACTCCATCATAAGTTGAGTAAGACATGCAAGAAGATTTACTTCTTGATCTGCTACGAATGCAGATTTGTATTGATAGTCTGCAAGAATTAGAACTGCTGCTGCAGTGCTAGGACCATCCATTACACCTGTCAAGTTATCGTATAAGTTACGCATGATTGATGCAGGGTCTGAATCTAAATTCTGTTGTACCCATGCTTTCACATCATTGAACTTCTTATCTCTCATACTATCTACGAGAGTATCGATCTTGGCATCACCGAGTGTTGCTAGTATCCCTGTATCTATGCTACCTGTAGAAGCATAACGCTGCAGTTCATTTAATGTTCTCCTAAAGTCAGGGAAATACTTTTGGATTACTTCTGCTACAACTTTGTTGTTGAAAGTGACTTTCTCTTTAGAAAGAATGTCACGACATCTGGTAAAGAACTCACCCGCTAGAAGTTGTTTAGACTTACCACGAACATTGAAATCAATTACAGTTGTTCTACTGTGTAGAGGTTCAATGATCTTATTCTTGTAGTTACAAGTAAAAATAAATCTACAGTTCTTTTGGAACGTTTCTATCGATGCACGAAGTAAGAGTTGTACATCTGGGGTAGTGTTGTCTGCCTCATCAATGATAAGGATTTTGTGCTTTGCTCCACCTGTAAGTGATACAGTTGCAGCAAAGTTTTGTGCTTGGTTCCTAACTGTGTCGAGGAACCTACCTTCGTCTGATCCATTAATAACATAAAAGTCTGCATTAAGTTCATTACAAAGTGCTTTCGCAATAGTAGTCTTACCGACTCCTGCTGTGCCAGACAAGAGAAGATTTGGTATCTCCCCTTGATCAACAAAACTAGAGAAGGTATCTTTCACATCCTGAGTGAGTATACAATCCCCTACTTTTTTAGGACGATATTTCTCAACCCAGAGAAAATCATCATGCATTTGGTTCTAGTGCAATAAAGTATTTAATACCGTTGCCTTGAAATTTAGCAACGTTCTTACTACTGATAGATACGTCATACGCACCTGCAAGTAGTTTCAAGTTTTCTACTCTGAAACAATAACAGAAGTTCTCAGTCGTAGATCCAACATTAACAGAGAAGTTATTAGAAGTTTCATTCTTCTTATCTGTTACAGTTAAGTTCATTTCTTGTCCATCACCAAACAGACATAGGTCTGGAAGTGCATAGATGGATGCTGCCTTATTGAGTTGCCTCAAAGTTTCAGCATCAAGATGGAATGATACATCCATACTTGGAAGTTTAATTTCTTCTTCTGGTGCCTGTGTAATAATATCAGGATCAGCATAGAAAAATCTAGTTTTAGAACGTCCTTTAGCATCAGTGATAGTAACATAACTGCTACTAGTTGTATCGATCTTTGGTTGATCTAATAATGTCAAACCATTGATGAACATACCTAGATCATAGATTGCAATCTCAGAATCAAATGCTTCTTCTACATCAGCAACTGCTAGTATGTTTTTGTTTATACTGAGAGTTGCAAGTTGTGCTCCTGGTTTGATTACTATTGATTTGTTTATAGAACAGAAATTCTTTAGAATCTCAACTGTTCTAGGTGTAATGTCAATCATTTCTTTTCTAGACTGTTTAATTGTTGGGTAAGTTGGAATGGTTACTGTCATTGTTGTTTTGATTAAAATGGTAAAGAAGAATCGCATAGTGCATTATCTTTAGCATATCATCTTTGGGTGTACCTTTACGATCATATCGAGAGGCATACTTCAAAATGTTACTGCGACAAAATGCTTCTGCATCACCACACGCTTCTATTAAGTCTAGGGTTTGAATATTCCCAGAAGAATAATGGCGACCATACGTCGAGGAGACATATGATCGCACTTCGTCAAGGATCACATCTTCATTGTATTTCATTATATACCGAGAAGTTTTCTCAAATCTATTATAGCATAAAAAAAGAGGGTGTCAAGCACCCTCTGATTTTAGAATCTTGATGATGTATCTTCTGGTTCATAACCATGGTCATCTTCATCTTCCATGTCATCACCTGCATCAACCTTAGTGTAAAGATCGAGGAATGATTGCTTAGTATCCTCATCGAAACGTGAGATACAGTTAGTAACTGCTGTCAAACGATTACCAAAGATAGCAAATGCTTTTGCAATATGAACTAGACGACGAGTGGTAATAACTTCATCAACACCACCATCATAGAATGTCTTACGGATAACACCTGCCCATTTGATTAGGTTCTCTGTGAAGTCTTTATCACAACCATTAGCAATAAGAATTCTAGTCTCAACTGCTGCAGATGGATACTCTTGCTCAAAGGTTACAGGGAATCTCTCAAGGAATGCTTCATTAAGTACATTAGTACCAACAAATCTACCATCCTCAGAACCTTTACCTTTGGTGTTTGCAGTAGCAATCACATTGAAACCTGCTGCAGGTCTGACGTATCTACCAATCTTCTTAAGGAAGACACCCTTGCCTTCTAGTACAGATTGTAAACATAGAATCTTGTTTGATGCAAGGTCAATCTCATCAAGTAATAAGATAGCACCACGCTCAAGTGCTTCGACTACAGGTCCATTATGCCATACAGTAGAACCATCGATCAATCTGAATCCACCAATCAAATCATCTTCATCAGTTTCGATAGTGATGTTGACTCTGATCATTTCCCTTTTCTGAACTGCACATGCTTGCTCTACACATAATGTCTTACCATTACCAGATAGACCTGTGATGAATGCAGGGTAGAATAATTTTGACTTGATAATCTTTTGGATTGAATCGAAAGAACCAAACTTAGTAAAGGTATCATCTTTGCTTGGAACATAAGATGCTTCAACTGCAGGTTGAGCAGAAGGTGCTTGGTATGCTTTCTCGATTGATTCAGCAGTAAGATTCCACTTACCAATACCAGACTTGTAACTCTTCAATCTCTTACATGCTGTAGCATATGATATAGAAAGAGTTTTACCTGCTTCTTTGATGTCATTACAACCTACGTTGTTACCAACTTTCTTAGTTAGATACTCAACGAGTTGTTCTGTTGTTACTGGATTTGGTTCAAATGTCATTGTTT